CAACATGCAGTCTGGAAAGACGAAGAAACCGAAGAAAGTGTAACTCAGGCCGAATTGCCAAAGCCACTTAATTGGAAAGTTCTAGTTCAACCAAATCAGGTGAACATGAAAACAAAGGGCGGATTATTACTAGCCCCTATCTCAAAAGACAATGAAGAATATCTGACAGCCCACGGCAGAATTGTAGCTGTAGGTGATTTAGCATACCGAGATCGTGACACGGGAGAGGCTTGGAAGACGTTAAGTCCACAAGTTAATGATCGTGTGACGTATGGAAAGTACGCAGGTCAGAAAATTGTAGTCAATGGAGTTAAGTTACTTTTGTTGAATGACGATGAATTAACATCGATCGTTCCCGAAGGTGCTAAAATTTCCGCATATCTAGCGTAAAACTTGGAGGACGCAACCATGAGTAATGAAGCAGACGGAGTGATCGAAGAGATCAATGAAGAAATAAAAAAAGCACAGGCAGACCCTGAAGATTTTCAAATAGAAATCACTGACGACCCTCAAGAGGAAGTCGATGATATTGTTGAAGAAGAAAATAAAAAGGATGGGCCTGAATATGGAGAGAAGGTTCAGAAGAGAATCCAGAAGTTAGTCGCCCAACGTAGGGAGGCAGAAGTTCAGTCAAGGCAGATCCAAGAACAGAACGCGCAACTTGCCGCTAGACTTGAACGACTTGAGAAAGGATCTCAGCAAAGTTCTGAGAATGCCTTTAACCAGAGATACGCACAAACTAAGGAAGCTCTAAAGAAAGCTATCGAGGAGGGAGACACTGACGCTCAGTTAGATTTCTCAGAGCAAATAGCTGACTACCGTGCGGCAATGCGTGTATCTGAAATGCAGAGAAATCAAAGAGCGCAACAGGAAACTGCATCTCCAACTGTAGGTCGAGCGCAACAAGCGGCTCAAAACCCAGCACCTCAAAAAGCAATGCAGTGGTGGGAGAGAAATAACTGGTTTAACGGTCAGGGATACGAGCGAGAAACTGCGGCCGCAAGAGCCATTGATGTCCAATTAGACATTGAAGGATTTGATAAAGATTCAGATGATTATTATGATCAGTTAAATAATCGTTTACATAATGTATTTCCTGAGTTAGTTTCAGGATCAAGTCCAAGTAACACGAAGAGAACAAAAAGTAGATCACCAGTCGCGCCCTCTACAGGCGGTTCTCCAAACTACAAGGGCAACAGGGTTCGCTTGACTAAGCAACAACTCAGTGCGGCTAGAGAAGTTGGAATAACAACTGAGGATGGTTTAAAACGCTACGCCTCAGAAATTAGAAAACTTGAAAGGAGCTAAATTATGACTGAAGCAAGAAATGTTCGCGCAAGTGAGACCCGTGATTCTGTTAGGTCGGAGCAATCTCGCCCCGATACAACATGGTCACCACCAGCATTGTTGGATGCACCAAAGGCTCGTCCTGGTTACGTTCAACGATGGATAACCACCTCGATTCTGGGGAAAGAAACACAAGACAACGTATACAAACGTATGCGAGAAGGATGGACACCACGCCCAGCAGATACCGTAAAAGATGATTCACTCTTTTCGACTATTAACCACGGACAGTGGGCAGGATCAATTGGAGTTGAAGGCATGTTGCTATGTGAAATGCCTATCGAGAAAAAGGAAGCCCAAAGGGCTTACTATGAAGGTAGGAATGCAGAGCAAAATGAATCAGTTGTAGGAGAGCTTGACGCGCTAGGCAGGAACAATGGACAACCAATCTTTCAAGAAAGGAAGTCTTCATCGAGCCGTGGCAGACCCTCGTCTGCTATGGATGATTAAAATTAAACTCTAAAGGAGAGAAAATATGGCTAATGCAGATGCCGCATTTGGGTTCGTCCCAACTCGCCACATGAGTGGTAATGCACCACGGACTAACAAGTATACTTGTGCAAGTGAACTAGCAGAGAACATCTTTAAAGGTGATCTTTGTATTGTCATTAGTACAGGCTTGATAACTCCACATACAGCAACAGAGGTCAATAATATTGGTGTCTTTGATGGTGTAAGCTATACCGCAAGTGATGGCTCATACGTTTACAGTGAATACTGGCCTTCAGGCACAGCCGCCACAGATATAATTATTTATATCTATGACGACCCGTACACTGTATTCAAAGTTCAATCAGCAGGTACTACTGCACAAACAAATATCGGAAATTGTGCCGATGTTGTCGCAGGAGCAGGTTCGGCCGTATCAGGTCATTCTGGGTTTGAAATTAGTGGAACTATGGCCGCAGGTACAGCTACTTGTAAGATCATGGCTCTTTACGATGCACCAGAAAATACTTTTGGTGCGAATGCTGTCATGGAAGTGCTAATAAACGAGCATCTCCTAAAACAGACCGCAGGTATATAGAAAGGGTATAGAAAATGGCTATGAATAGAGCAAGTTTTGCTAAAATGCTAGAACCAGGTCTTAATACCTTGTTTGGCTTAGAGTACGATAGTTATCCCCCTGAGTGGACAGACGTTTTTTCCAGCAACACAAGTAGTAAAGCATTTGAAGAAGATGTGTTATTACAAGGTTTTGGAAATGCGCCTACCAAAAATGAGGGTAGCTCAATATCATACGATGACGCTGGACAGCAATGGACAGCACGCTATCAACATGAAACAATCGCTTTGGCTTTCGCTATTACGGAAGAAGCCGAAGAGGACGGCCAATATGGAAGTCTTGCTTCACGTTACACTAAGGCACTAGCCCGTTCTATGGCTTCCACTAAGGAGCTAAAAGCGGCTAACGTCCTTAACTTTTCACAAACGGCAGGATACACAGGCGGTGACGGGATTGTACTTTTAAGTGCATCACACCCATCTCGCATTGGTACTCAGTCTAATGTGTTAGGTACAGCGGCTGATTTGTCTGAAACATCACTTGAGTCAATTCTTATCAATATTGCTGATATGAAAGATGATCGTGGGCTTAGAATTGCGGCACAAGGTAAGACGTTGGTAATTCCAACTGCTTATACTTTTGTTGCGGATCGTATCCTACAGTCCAATCTTCAAAATGACACAGCAAACAACGCTATTAACGCGATGAAAAACAACGGGTACTTACCTGGCGGTTCACACGTTATGCGTCGATTGACAGACTCTGATGGATGGTTTGTGACAACTGATGTTCCAGATGGACTGAAGATGTTCCAAAGATCGCCTATGAAAAAAGGCATGGAAGGTGACTTCGAAACTGGAAATGTTCGTTATAAAGTTCGTGAGAGATACTCTTTCGGTTGGACTGACTGGCGTGGCGTTTTTGGTTCTCAAGGAGCGTAATATAATAATTTGAAGGAGGGTTCGCCCTCCTTCATACCTTAACAATCACATGATGTGATTGACATTTGCCAAGATAAGGAGATTTACATGGCTAATACAACATTTAATGGAACAGTGCGTTCCACTTCTGGTTTCTCTGACATCACTAAAGATTCAGTCGGAAACATAACAACTAATTCAACATATTCTGAAAATGCCTCTGTCGGTGGAACTCTTGCAGTTACTGGTAATACAACTCTAACAGGAACTTTGACATCTAAAGCACCTGTAGTTACTATTACAACTGCAACATACGCAGTAACAGCGGCACAGTCTGGAACTACTTTTATCTTTTCAAGAGCGGCAGGAATTGTAGTTACTCTTCCTGAGTTAACAGCGGCCGCAAGTGGCGAGCAGTATAACTTCATCGTTGGCACAACATTCACAGGTGCAGGACAGATTAATACAGGTGCTACAGCCGACTTGTATTCTGGTTTTGCTATATTGTCTGATCCAGCAACTGCTGGTGACACCAACACTTTCATACCAGATCAAAGTAACGATGATACTATTGATTTGGGAGCAGTAGAGCAAGGTTGGCTCTCTGGTGGTCTGATAAAATTAACTGCTCAGTCAGCTACTCGTTGGCACTGCGCGGCATATTTACTTGGTGACGCTACATTAGCCACACCTTTTGAGTAATATTAATTAGGTAGGGGGAGACCCCTGCCACTTTTATAAAGGAGTAAATAATGGCTGATATTACAACTGTAACAAAAATTAGTGAAAGTACTAGAGAAGTTACTTTTGCTTTTCAATATCAATATGTTGATGGTGGTAATGAAAGTGCCGTTTCCAAAATAGATGTCTCTGGTTTAGGTTCTAGTGCTAATGGCGATACTTGTACAGGCATTCGTGTTTTAGAATGTTGGTGGGTAATAAACGCTATGACTGTTGAGGTTCTAGCTGACGCAGATACAGATATTATAGTTCTTCACCTTGACGAAGGTCAAAGCGGATACCAAGACTTTACTATCTTCGGAGGTCTGCCAAGCAGTAGCACTTACGGAACTAATGGAACAGGCGATATTAAATTCACAACAACAGGAGCAGGCGCGGCAGGCGATGCTTATCAGATTGTTATTAGGGCATCTAAAGATTATTAATGGCAACTTCAGATTCAAAAGCATATAGACCCGATGTCGAGGAAATTATAACTGAGGCTTACGAGCGTTGTGGTATAGATCCTCAAACGAGAACAGGTGATCAGGCTTCTTCCGCAAGGAGGAGTTTGAACTTGTTATTTTCTGAGTGGTCTAATCGTGGTATAAACTATTGGACAGTCACGAATTTAACTTTGACTTTGGTTAAAGACCAATCTACTCCATATACCTTACCAGTTGGAACAATAGACCTTATTGATGTAGTTGTAAGAGATAGTGCAGGAACTGACACGGCAGATCAAGCAATAGACAGAATATCAATTTCGGATTACAATCAGATTCCCAACAAGACAAGTTCGGGAAAGCCAAATCAATATATGTTGGATAAACAATATACACCACAAATTTATATTTGGCAGATCCCTGACGTAACTACATACAGCCTGAGTTATTGGGCAGTTAATCAGATAGAAGACATAACGGCATCGTTCCAAGATGCGGATGTACCGTATCGTTGGTCAGACTGTATATGTGCAGGATTGGCTAGTAAGTTGGCTTTAAAATATGCACCTGATAAATTTCAAATGCTAGAAAGTGTATATCAGAAATCATTTGACTTAGCTGAATCAGCGGATAATGACGGTGTTAGTTTAAGAATTTACCCAACAGGATTGAACTTAGGATAATGGCGAGATACGCATCAGGTAAAAAATCAAATGCCATGAGCGACATAAGTGGGTTTAAGGTTAGATATAAAGACCTTAAAACTACTTGGAATAATTTGCGCGTTGAGCCTGAAGAGTTTGATCCTAAACAGCCACAGCTAACACCTGCGAAAAATATAATAGACGCAACAGCTTTATTTAAGCCTCGCCCAGATAACGATCCTGACAATGTAACTTTCTTTGTTGGATTTACGCAAGACTGGACAATTGACCCAAGATTACTTCCTGGAATTGGGATGCATGGTAAAGGGGCTGTTGGCAATGGTGCAATTTCAGAAATAACAATTAGCCCTAATCCTTCTGGTGATGCAGGCACAGGCGCGATAGGCAGTGAATTACTAGAGCTATCAATTACTGAAGCAGGAGTATCAGGCACAGGTGCAGTTGGAACCGCATCACCTGTTGGAGTTAAAGGTGTATCTGGAACTGCTGGCACAGGTGCTGTCGGTGTAGAGGCCCTAAACTTATCAATTGCTGAAGCAGGCGTAGCCGGCACAGGTGCAGTTGGCACAGAAAGTGTCCAAATTCTTGGCTGGGGTCAAGAAGGTTGGGGAATAAATGGGTGG